TAGCATGTTCTAAGTCTTCGAAATTTATACCTAAGCGGCTAGTTTTATCGTACGTATCAGACATTATTTAGCCGCCTTACTTTTTCGCCTGGTCTTCTTTTTAGCTACCTTAGTATGCCCTGTAGCTTCTTCTGCGGTAACCTTTTCGCCGGTCTTAGGCGCGCCTGCTTTCTGGTAGTCGTGATAATACCAGAATACTACCTGGCTACCCGAACGGTATAAAGTAATAGCTTTAAGCATACCGTCGTGTAAAGCCTCTAGCTTTCTTATTTCTGCCTCTAGCTTTTCTTCGGTAGAAGCTTTTACGTGTCTTATTTTCATAGCGCCATAGAACGACATAAGTACCCCTTAAACTAAAAGGGGCGAAGTTACCCCCCGCCCCCTATTTTTATTCAGTTTTATAGTTCTTACTGTCCTGCCGACTCTAGTTTAACGATAGCGTCTGGCTCTACGATTTTAAAATTCCAGCATGCAGCCCAGCCCATATTGATAAACCTTGATAATTTATCGAAAGGCCCTGTAGCGCGCATTTCTACGTCTTGGCTAACTGCTAGCCCTAGACCGTTAAAACCTACTACGTAGCTGTTATAAACGTCGATACCGCCTGCGCCTGCGCCAGCTTGAATAGTACTTAAATTATCGCGAATTACCCTTAGGCCTTTATACATTCCGACTTCCCCTCTCAAAACAGTTTCAGGTAAAGCGTACTTATGTACATCAGTCCAGGACGCTGCGCCGGCCTGCTCACGAATTGAGAAAATAACGTCTTCATGCGCTACCATTACGTAGTCGCCGCCTGCTAGTCCAGGTACGTTATTTCTAGCTAAAGCGTTATAAGCTTTACCCATAAGCGAACCGTCCATAACGTCGGCTGCTGTAATGGCGCCTGTAGCTGCCTGCTTGCCAGCCCTAAGGATATTGGTAGAAGCGTCCATAGCTAAAATAGCTAGTTTATTCGCTGTACGTCCAGCATTAATACCTACTAGTCTAGCTGCTGCCCTGTCTGCCATACCGCCAGTCTGAAGGTTAGCTAGTTTAGTAGTAGTTACTACGTTACCGTATTCCTGCGGCGTAATGATAACCGCGCTATCAGACATAGCCTCGCTGCTTACGTCTTCTACTTCGTCTAGCGGCGTAGTAGCTAGGTTAAGCTGGTCGTATTTCGGTAAAGAAATAGACTTCGCCCCGATGTCTCTTCTAATAGTTGCTACGCCTGAAGCGCTTCCGTTTTCAGCAAACGCTAGTCTAAATTCGGTATCGAATTCTTCTCTGATACTATCGTCTACCTGTGCTGTACCTGATAAATTTAAAGTAAATGGCATTTTTAACCCCTTTTTTAAGTCTTATGAAAATTTTACTATCTGTTTAAGTAGTCGTCTACTGGTTTACCGTATTTCTTTTTAACCTTTACGACTTCTGCCCTGCTATTGCAGGCTTTTAGTTCTTCGATATAACGCTGTTCGTCGCTTTTAGCGTGGTCTTCGTTACTATCGTCGTTACCAGTCTTTAAGTTATTATAGTCTGGCATAGCTTTTCGCCCGAAATAATGCGGTTTAAGTTCTCTAGCCTTCGCTACGAATTCTTCTACCCCGCTAATAGTTAAGCTTTCGGCGTCAGTTTTAAGCAGGCTTCTGGCTTCGCTGTCCTGAATAAGAAGTAAGTCGTCTACGTCGATAGCGTCTTTAGCTACTTTAGTAAGTTCGGTACGAAGTTTTTCTTTTAAGATAAGTTTATCTTTACTTTCGTACTTCTGCCTTAGTTCTTCTTTTTCTTTTCTTTCTAAAGCTAAAGCTTCGCTAAGTTTACCTTCTTCTTCTAACTTTCGTTTTTCGCTTTCGGTAAGCTTACCTTCTGCTTCCTGTGCGCGCTTTTTAAAGCGTTCGCTTTCTTCGATTACGCGCTGCTTAGACGCTTCTAAAGCTGCTGCTTTTTCTGCGCTTTCTTTAAGCTTAGCGTATTCTTCTTCGCTTAACTCTACTGGCATATAAACCCCTAAAAATGTCTTCTTCTAAAGCCTTCGCTTTAAAAGCGGTATAGCCTTCGCCATACCCTAGTTTTTATTTTCTACAGAAATTACTTTACTGTCTATTAAATTCTTTTACAACTTTTTCGACTGACTTCTGTAATAACTCGAATATACCAGACGTTATACGTCTATTAAAGCTTTCGCCGAACTTAGTAGGCAGTAGCCGCCTGGTTACCCTAGACTTACCTGCGCCGCGTCGGTTATGTATATCGGCTAGTTTATCGTTAAACCCTATTCTAAGCCTAAAGGTTCTTAAAAAGCCCCCTACGGTTTTAGCGAATAAAGACTTATGTAGCTTACCCGAAAGCCTAAGGTTTACAGGGCTTATTCTTTTACTAGGCTTCTGACTTCTTTTAAAGTCTGCGTTTAAGTCGTTTACTAAGTTCTGCTTACCTTTCTTAAAACGCGATTCTACACTATCGGCGCTTATTCTTATTACCCTGCCGTTAGGTAAGCGTCTATAGGCTGCTTTACCTCGTATAACTTCTTTATAGCTTTTACTGTACCTTTTCCATTTACCGCCGCCTTTAACAGGGCTTACCCCTCGTATCATGTCTTGTAATATAAGGCGCTTTACCCTGGCCAGGTTAAACTTATTAGAAAATTCTTTACGAACAGAAGGAATTAGCCCTCTTTCTGTTTTAGTAAGTAGTCTTTTTACGCTGGTATTAGCTTTTATTTTTATAGGCATTATTTACCGCCTTTCTAACGCGTCTAGTAATAAGTCCCCTATAATGTCGTCGCTAAATAGGTTATCTATTCCTATGGTAGTTCTTTCTAAAGTATCTGGTAGGGGTACAGCAGTACTAGACGTTACAGTACCTACGGTTACGTCTACTTCTGGGCGTTCTGCCCTGGTAACTTCTTCAGGTACGAAGTCGCCTATTATCTTTCTTAGTTCGCTGGTTATGCCTTCTACGAATTCCTGGCCAGTATCAGGTATATAGCGTCGTCTAGGAAAAGGTTCGTCGCCGAATGCCCTAGCCCAGCGCTGGGCGCGGTCGCTTATCTGGTTATGGCCGTCGGCTTTTTCTACCTGGCTGCCAGTATGCCCTATACGTAAAAAAGAACCTGCCCCAGGCTGTACCTGTAGGCTGTCTTTTAAGTCGCCTTCTAATTCTAAGTTAGAAGTACGTATACCGCCTTTTTCTTTTTTACTGTACTTATCGCTTAGCCTTTTAAAGCGCCCTTCGCCTTTTACAGGACTAGTACCGCGGTCTAAAAAGCGCAGTATTTCGTTCTGTAGAAAGTCTGCTACTTCGCGCTTAGCTTCGCCCTTACGTTCGCTAGGTACAGCAGCTAGGCCATAGTCGTCTAAGTCTAAAAAATGTAGAAGCCTGGTACGGCTGTCTGTAATAGTAGAACTAGGCATTACTTACCTTTCTTTCTACCCTTACCCTTTTTCTTACCAGGATAACCTTTACCTTTAGGCATTCTGCCCCCCTTCGTCGTCTTCGTCGTCGTTATCGCTTTCGAACATGTCGGCCATAGCTGCCATACGTTCGGCTTTTATAGCCTGTATTTCTTCTTCGCGTTCTTTAGCCTGTTCTGCTGTTAAGTTCGGATTTATAATTAAATGTTTTTCATGCGGTAGAATAAGGCCTAGCTGGTCGCGCTTTTCTATATTTTCTAGCGTTTCCTTATCGCTTATCATTACCTTAGGCTTTTCGAAAGTTACTGCTAGTTCTTCTTCGCCTCTATATGAAAAATTCGCCATAGCTTCTTCGTAAGCAGAATAAATAGAAAAAGTACCCTGTTCTAGCGTAAAGCTATATAGGTTCTGGTTATCCTCTACTATGTCCTGTACGTCTGCTTCGCTTAAAAGACGGTCGAAGCCGCTGCTAAATTTATCTGCCCCGCCTTCTAAACTGCCTTTAGCCTTTATACCGTAGTCGTCTAATATATTCATAACGTCGAACTTTAATACGTCTAGCTGTCCTGCTAAGTCTGGACTAGCCGAAATATACTTAGCGTCAGTAGGCGGCGCGTCTGGCTTCTTAGACTGCGGTAGCGTTATAGCAGTATGCATACCCATATGTACCTGGTTATACTTCTGCCCTTCTGGGTGCGTTATTACTAGCTGGCCATGCCCCTGGGCGCTGCTGGACGTCTTCAGGTTAGAAAGGCCTAAATTCCAGTCGATAGACTGGGCTGCCAGGTTACTAGCTACTGGGTAGTCTACGCTACTGTCTGCCTGTAAATAGGTAATAGGTAGACGCCCTAGCGCGTTCGGCTTACGGTCTATATAGTTTATAGTAATAAGTTCTTTTTCTTCGTTACCATGCCCTTCTGCTTTCTTTACTACTACTTCTACGTACTGCGTAGCATTCCATAAGTAGTATATTCTAGTCTGGGCGCTGCGGTCGGACTGGCTTTCGCTTATAGTCTGTTCTATACCGTCGCTACGTCCTGCTAGCCTGGTTATTTCGGTATCAGCATGCGATTGAATAAAAATTATAGGTTCGCCGGTTACCTGGTCGCGTATTAAGTCGTATTCATAAGGTTTTAAGGCATGTAAAATATACTGCCCTTCTTCTATGCCTAGCTTAGCGTCTGGGTTCTGCCAGGTAAGCCATAGCGCTACGTACTTATGTAAATTAAAGATACTATCGGCTTCTTTAAAAGCCCTATCGAAATGGTACTTATTATAGTCTTCGTTTAAGCCTTCTGTAGCCTGTTCGTTAGATAGTTTACGTATAGGCGGGTTCTTATATGCCTTACTAAGCTTTAAGTCTATTTTCCTGGGTATATTTATATCACCTATAGAAAATTTACTATAAGTTTCAGGGTAAATGCGCTGTAGTTCTTTCTTTACGTATTCGCGCTGGTTACCTTCTAGGCATTGGTTTAATACCCATGCGTTACGCTTTCTTCTTCTGTTCTGTTCGCTTTCTATTTCTAAAACTATGCGCTTTACGTGGTCGGCGCTGTTTAAGTCTATTTCGCGCGCTGGTAGTTGACTAACTGGCATATATTACCCCTTAATTTAAGCAGCATGCCTTAAAAGCTGCGTTTATACTATATGGTACTGAAAAAGGACGGCTTTTACTAGCCTTATAGCTATGGCTATACCCTAGCTTATGGCTTAATTCGTGGGCCAAGTTAGACGCTTCGCTACATAGACTAGCGCCGGCGTGGTATTTTCTGTTAAGCCATATACTATTTACGCCAGGATAAGTATAACCCTGTACGTTACTAAAGTATTTATAGTAAGTAATTAAATGTACCTCTACAGTAGAAGTTCTTAAATGCTCTACTACTTCTACCGCTGTCTTATCCTGGGTAGTATGAAGCCCTGGCCTTTCTTTTATAAAGTCTTCGAAGCATTTACTAGCTACGGTATTATTCATAACTGGAATATATTCTAGTAACTTCTGTTTTTCTTTTTCTGTAAAGCCCTTAGTACTTAGTACCTTTATCAGGCTAACCTTTTCTGTAGGTAGTATAACCGTAGTACTAGGTTCTAGCTTTCTGCTGGCGCAGCTATAAGCCAGGATAAGTAAAAAGCCTATTACTAAAATGTTTTTCATACGTTACCCCCTTTATAGCTTTTTATTCGTTAGTAAAAAAAGCTTATCTAAAAGTTATTTCTTCTGCTTCGCCTATGCCGTATTCTACGCAGTACCATATGCCATACGTAGCAGCGTTCGACATGTCCTGCCCTTCTGTAGTCTGGTCTTCTGTATAGCCCGCATTTTCCTTTAGCCTCGTATTAGCGAAGCCCGCTTTAACATACTTACAGCCTTCGTCTACAGCTACCTTTAATATACTGTTAGCGTCTTCTAAAGCGCCGTTAGTTATGTTATGCCTATTTCTTACCCTAGGGTTATCTTTAGGTACTTCTATTTCGTAGTTTATACTTCTGCCGTCTTTACGTTCGTAGTTAGCTAGAAAGCGTTCGATAATGCTATAGTCTGTTCTATCTTTAGGGCCTCTACTGTCGCCTTTAAACCCTGTAGCGTCGCCATGTACTATTATAGTAGGGTTATGCGGTAAGTCTAGCCAGCCTTTACCGGCCCATTCTTCTAAAGCGTCTGCTGTACGCGCCCCTTCTACTGCTACTTCGTCGAAGAACTTAAACATACGCTTATTCTTATCCTGGTATTCGTCGTCTAAAGCTTCTGGGTTAAACTGAAAGCAGCAGCTAGACATAGGCTTCGAATGCGCTATATTAAAGTCGAAAGACAGCCTTATAGGTAGCTTCTTATTTAGTTTTATTTCGCCTTTCTTAGCTATATGTTTTTCTGGCGCATAGTTATAGTATATAACGTCTGTAGAAATATACAGCCATTCGCCGAAAAGTAAACGACGTATCATTTTACTATCGTACTTCTGCTTTAATTTTTCTATGTACCAGGACGGTAAGAAGGGGTTCTGTTCTGTTCGCGATAAATAACAGTGGGTAGTCTCGTTTTTCTGTAAGTAGTAACCTGTCTTTTTAGCGTCTTCTAAGAATTCTTTATATGCTGGGTGCGAAGGGTCTGAAGGGTTACAGGCTGCTATAAAAATATTTTCTGGTACATGCGGTAGACGCCCTAGCCTGGCTATACATTCAATATAGAAAGCCCAGTCTTTAGCGTCGTTTTCTGTTATTTCTTCTATAACTATCATGCTTAACTGTAGCGAACGAAATTTTTTATACTTCTTATCGTGCCAGCTTCTACTTATTATTTCGCTGCCGTTAGCGAACTTAATATAGCCCCTTTCATGGCGTACCCAGTAGTCTACCCCTTCTTCGAAGCTGCCTGTAAGCATTTCTAGTATAGTTTGAAAGATAGTATCTTTTAAGTCTGGTAACGTCTTACGCCCTAGCATTACCCTAGCGCCGTCGAATTCAGTTACATGTTTTAAGGTAAGAAAGGCTAGTAAGGTAGACTTAGCAGAACCTACAGAACCGCTTAGTAAAATATAATGCGGGCCTAGGTTATAATTAAACCGCTTCTTTATATCGTATATAACCCTGTACTGATAAGGTATTACTTTAGGGTTAAATTCGAAGAAGCTAGGCGTACTAGTAGCGCCTATTTTTTTCTTTTCTGCTAACATGTATTTAAACTACCTTAATATTTATCATAGCAGAAGCATTCTTTTTCTTTAGGCCGTAAGTCGTATGCGTAAATTTTACCTGGTTCTAAGTCGCCGTAGTCCATTATAACGACTTCTAGCGCGTAAAGGTTAAAGGCTAAAGAACCTAAGAATAATACTAAATAAAAAAGCTGCATATAAGTCCTTTTATTCTAGGGCCGTCCAGTGGCCTATAAGTCTATAATATAGTTTTAAGTTTTTTCTTTCGTATACGATACCGTTATGCTTATTAAATACTTTACCTTTTACTTTTATATATTCGTCGCCCCTATAACGTACCTTTTCTATAAATATAGCTAAGTCTGTATTATCGGCCGTATAAGTATTACCGCTTAATATATCAATGCAGTTAGCACGATAACAAATATTATCGTGCATTTTATTCGAATAATCTTTTTTTAGGTATTTCTTCATAGTATAAAACGTCTAAATTACTAACCTTTATAAGTTTACCTATTTTACCGTCTAAAGTTTCCAGGTATGGGCTAGGTTCTGGCATGTAGGGTACTATCATTATTTCGCATAGGCCGTCTAAATGTATAAATACTGCGCGTTCTGCTTCCGGCCTTTTCATAGCCCCGCCTTATTCTTCTGGTTCTTCTAATAAGTCGAAGGCGAAAGTTTTTTTCTTTTCGCTTTCTTCTACCTGTACTTCTTTTTTATCACTCCAGTTAAACCGGTTCTTCATGTTTAAGCCATATACCTGGCCGTTTATCTGCTTACCGTTCTTACTAAATACTGTATAGTCTACGCCCATGCTTTCCCAGAAGAACTGGCAGCGCGCTTCGCCTATAGAGATGGCGTCTGAAAATTCCTTATGCGCTTTAGCCCAGTCGTATAAAGTCTGCTTAGCGATACCTATAGCGCCGGCGCAGGCTTCTTTAGAATAACCTTTAGCCATAAGTTCTATAACTACTTCGCAGTACTTCTTATCGTATTTCGTAGGCCTTCCTACCGGCTTCTTTTCAGTAGTTTTTTTAGTAGTCTTTTTTAGAACTTTCTTTTTTCGCGTCGGCATTTCGCCCCCCTCTATTTTAGAATACCGCAGTAAAATTCGTATGGACATTTATAAAATGTAAAGAATATTTAAGCAGACTAAAGGGCTTTAGTATAGGTAACCGTTCGCCGTTCTATCAGATACCCCTAAAAATGCCCTAACTATCCGGTATAATTCGCTTTACTGCTATGCAGGGTAACCCGTCAACCGGTAACCGTTCGTTTTATACTCTTTTCTACCCTTATATACCCTTTTCTTCTTTTTTATTTTTTTAATTTTTCTTATACCTTTGGCTACAATGGTAATTTATCGGTTACCGGTTGCCACTTGAATATTATCATATACTTACGGCTAAAAAAGGTACCGATAAATTAAAACTTTGAGTTACTATAGGAAATTTCGCCTAAGTCGATACTAACGCGCGGTATTACCTTAAAATTTTTACCATGTATTTTACGCTGTACAGTATTAAAATTATACTTCTTCATGCGCAGCGAAAAGCCCTTTTTAGATATAACTTTACCGCCTTCGTTCTGGTCTTCGAAGTATCTTACGAAGTTATTATACATGTCGCTATATGTTATATAGTCTTCTTCGTCTGGCGTTCTTTCTACGCAGTCGTCTAAAAATGCTTTAACTATGTCGCTGTTCTTATGTATAGCACCTACCATTTCTTCGACAGCCTTAGACTTAGTAAAAGCTTTATTTTTTAAAAGTCTTTTATACCCCTCTAGCGCCAGGTTAAATATACCGCTTAGTTCTTTTTCTAAGTCGTCTTTTATATGCGGGTTTACTTTTTCAGGGTATTTATTTAAGTCGTAGTCGAAAGGTACTATAAGAAGCCTACGTAGCATACCTTCTGACGTATCTTTAATATATGGCTTTTCGTTATAAGAAATAATAAGCTTAGCCCTGTTTATAAATTCGAAAGCGTCGCCGTATTTATATTCTGCGTTTACTACGCCGTCGCCTGTTAAGTTTTTAAAAGTACCGTTCGTATCGCTAAACGTCTTAGGCGGTTCTTCTTCTGAAAAGTTTACTAACTTACCATGTAGCCCAGAACTGGCGAAGGTATTCTGTTCTAATTTCTGTATAGAAATATTACTACAATTTTCGCCGCCTACTAACATACGTATAAGGTTTATAAAAGTAGACTTACCGTTCTTACCCGAACCTTCCAATATAAGCGCCTTTTGAAAAATATAGTCTTCGCCGCTTACTATGTAGCCCAGGTATTCTAGTAAAATGTTTTTTAAGTCTTCGCGCCCTAGCGTTATTTCGTGCAGAAAGCCTTCGAAGTATTCGGCTTTAGCGTCTGGGTTATACTCATAAGGTAGGCAGTATAGAAAGGGTTTACTACTATCATGCGGTAATAGTTCGCCGGTCTTAATATTAAAGACGCCGTTTTTAAAATTTATATAACCTTTACAGTCTTCGCCTGATAAAAATTCCTTACCGCTGTAGTTACTATCGGTAACCAGGCTTAAAAATTCGCGCCGTTCGTCGCTTTTACTTAGCGGTATAAACTTAGTATAAGCGAAGTTTTTTATTTCTATCTGGTCTGCTATTTTATAATGGCTACCAGTCCATACGTATATTTTCTTTATAGGGCCTACGCTTCTATGCTTATACTGGTTATCGTAAGCTTTAAGTAAGTCGTCGTACTGTCTAATAAGACCGCCGCGCGGCCCTTTAAGGGTAAATCCGCAGTGGGCAGTACCTATAAAGTCGTCGCCTTTAATAAGAATAGGCGAAGTTATCTTTTTATAATGAGTACAATTTTTACAGCCTTCGAAAATTTCTGCGATACCTTCGCACGTTCTAGGCCCGCTAGCCCTTAGCGCCTGTTCGGTAAATTCCTCTAGGTTCTTAGTGTTTATACTAGGGCTGTCGAACTTTTCCCATAGCCTTTTAGTAGTAGCCTGGTCGTCTGTAAAATGCCCGCTAATAGATAGCATAGCGTAAGCATGCGGTTCGTGTACTTCTTCTGGCGAAGCGTCTAGCCACTTAAAAAATTCGCATTCGCGTAGTATAGTTTTATCGTCTGGTAATGGAAAAGAACCCTTAGGCATAGCCAGCTTTTTATTTACTTTTTCGACTACTTCTATTTTTAAGTTCTGTTCTGTTAGGTTATTCTGTATAAGGCGGGCTTCTTTTACTATGTCTTTACCTTCTTTATCTTTTTTAATATTAAAGGTAGAAGGTAGTCTAAGAATTCTAGCGTAGTCCCAGGCGGTAGAATCCTTCGTAAACGGTAAGCCAGCGTCCTGGCATTCTTTTTCTATGTTCTCCAGTAGTTTAAGATAGCCCGCCTTATTTTCTTTTAAGTATTCTTTATCTGTTATTCTTTCTACCTGTATAAGTACATGGCAGCCATTACCTGAATAAACTACCGCGCATTTATTTAAGTCTATGTCTAGCGCCTTAGCTACTAGCGGCGGGTATTCGTCTATTCTATCTAAGTCTATACCGTCTAAGTCTATGGGTATAATGTCCTGGGCCTGCCAGCTAGACTTATAACGCTTACCTTCTAAATGGTGCGCTACTGTATAAAATATATTATAGCGTTCCTTTTCGTTAGGTATAAACTTAGGTAAGTCCTGTTCTATATTATCGAAACATTCTTTTAAACTTCTATAGCAGAAGTTCGGTATAACTTTAAAGTATATCTTTTCTTCGTCGCTATCCTGCGGCGTCCACGTTCTTAATTTACCTATCTGTATCAAGTATGCCCCCTATGTAGTTATTCTGCTTTTAAAGTGTTTACAATAGTAAGTTAAAAGACTAGACTTGTAAAACATTTCTACGAAGCCTAGCTACGTAGTTATTCTGCCTTTTTGGGCCTAGTACTCCTATTACTAGGCCCTTTTTATTTTAGCGCGGGCTGTAAATTTTATATAAGTAATAGCTAGCTAATACCTTGCGTTTTTATAAATAGTTTAGTAGGTTCTAAAAAATTAGCAGAATAACTTATTACCTAGGGGGTAGAAAATGGCCATAGATAAAAACTACGCTATTATAGAAATAGCTAATATTTTCCTTAAAGCTACAGATAAAGTAGACGCCGATAAGTACGACGACGCCGAAAGCCTGTACCGCGAAGTAGCTAAAGTAACTTTCGAAGACTTAAAAGTTATTTTCCAGTTATTTATAGAACCAGTTTTTAAAGAAGACGAAGAACTACTAAAGCGCGAAGACTTACTAGCGGCTTACCAGGACGAAATAAAAGAACTAAAAGACTGCCTAGATATAAAAATAAATAACGAAAAGATACTAGTAGAAGCGAATAATAGACTGGCTGAAAGCTATAAAGAAAGCCTGGCTAGTAAAGACGACATTATAAGCCTACTTAAAGACTTAGTAGTTAAACTGGCGGGTAAATAATGTTTGAATTTAAGAATTTTAAAGACGGTAATATAGAAGTAACTATAGACGAAAATAACGTAGTACTTATTAAAGAACCTAAAGACGACGAACCGAAAGTAGGCGGGCTTATAAGGTTTACGCCTGCGGGTAAGTTAGTATTTTATAAAATGGGTATGAAGCATTCGCTACATTACTTTAGAAAGTACCAGGCCTACGCTACTATGAAAGGTATTATAGACCAGCTACCAGAAGACAGCGCTATAAAATTAGAAGTAAAAGACGAAGGTAAAACTACGTATTACAGAACTAGCGTAGCAGACTGGAAAAGGTTAAGTACAGTAGACGACTTCGGACATGGTACGCAGTACTTTATGCCAGTAGTACATTTAAAGAACGCCAGCAGGGGGTAAGTATGTTAAGCGAACACGACTTAGAAAGCGCTATAGAGGCTTTAATACTAGCTAGAAAAAAAGAAGCTAATAACTGCGATACTTGGAAGGATAGCGGCGACCGCGGGCTATGCCATGCCCATAAGGTAGTACCGCTTACGAAAGTTATAGAATTTTTACAGCAGACTTTATCCGACTTAAATAAAGATGAAGTATAAAACTAAGCCCTGGGCGCACCAGGACGAACTTACTAAGCTTTTAGAACTTCGCCATAAGCCATACTGGGCCTTATTCTGGGACATGGGTACAGGTAAAACTAAGCAGGCATGCGATATAATGCGGCTAGTAGCTTACCAGTTAGATAGAATACCTAAGACGCTTATAATAGGGCCTGTAGTAGTACAGAATAACTGGTTAGAAGAAATAGAACGCCATACCTACTTCGATACTAAACGCGTCCAGGTAGTAGACGGCCAGACGAAATTAAACGGTAAAAAGAATAAGAACCCTAGTAAGAAGCTAAAGATAGAACAGGTAGAAAATTATAAAAAAGATATATTTATAATAAGTACTGAAACGGTAAGCGACAGCGCGGGCAGCGTATTCGACCACTTAAAACGCGCTCACGAATTCGAACTTTTAATAGTAGACGAATGCCATAACTTTAAGAACCCTACAGGGGTTAGGACTAAAGCGCTACATAAGTTTACCAGGCAGCCCAGTCTAAAGTATAGGTATATACTTACAGGTTCGCCTATACTACAGAATGCGCTAGACTTATGGTCGCAGTTTTACCTTTTAAACCCGGACATTTTAGGCGCTAACTTCTTTAGTTTTAGAAGTAAATATTTTTACGACGCGAACGCAGCCATGCCTAGTAACGTGCATTTTCCGAACTGGCAGCCGAAAGACGAAAAATACTTTAAACGTATGGGTTATCGCGAAGAAGAAGACTTAAAAGGGCTAAATAAAATTATATACCAACATGCTAATAGGGTTATGAAGTCAGATACTTTAGACTTACCCGACATGATATACCAGAAAATACCGGTAGAAATGCCTACTAAGCAGCGTAAAATATACGACGAATTTAAGAATACTTTAATAGCTTTTTTAGAAGGGCAGCCGGTAAAAGAATTTTTAAACGAAGCCCTGGCGCAGTCTCTA